ATACGTTAGTTATAATATTTATAGTAGTTACGCTTGATTCAGTTTTGCTTTCAACATCATCTAATCTATCTGAATGTGTATTTAATCTCTCAGTAATAACTGTTCTATCAGCTTCTAGTCCTATTAGCTTTTCTTCCGCGCGAGCAAGAGAAACCATAATATCTGTAAGCTTATCAATCTTACTTTCTATTCTAGTTAGTCTGCTTTCATCTTGAACTAAATGCTCAAGTAAAGCACCATCTTCTTGTATTTTTCTAACCATTGGTATTATGCCTTTCTATTTTAAGTTTTAAATTGGTAGTACCTTTGAGTACTCTATGATACTGCATACTGGAAATAAACACTTTGTCATTAATATTTAAATTAAATGGTAATCCATCATCATATTGAAATTGCCAACCAATTCCTTCTAAAACTGTCACAATTCTATTTTCTAAATCTCTATGCCATACCAATTCTGAACTTAATACATGCGCAGAAAATTCACGAATATCACCGTCATCGATATATGGATCTACCAAAAAAAGTTACCTCCTCCCGATAGACCCAATTGTTTAGCATAATAAGGTAATCTACAAGACCAATATCCAGCAGACGTCTTATCTTTCTTTTCAGCACAATTATGGCGAGCAGCAAAGGATGCTCGAGCTTCAGGATCATTTATTTTTGCTGATAATCCTGAAGTATCGCCAAACTCTATCTTTACAACATTACCTTTTTCGTTTTTTACATATACGTAAAACTTTTTAGATCCACCGCGTTTCGGTTCATTCAACTCAACTTCAGCACCATTATATTCGGCTTCAGAAATCATTGGCGAATCTAAAGGAACGTTATTACCTTCATAGATTGCATATGTACCAATGTCTGTTTCTAATAACGTTTTATCAATTTCTTCTGGCAAGTATTTTCCAGAATTCATTTGCTTTCTGGCTTCTGTGAATAAATTGTAATATGCTTCAGAGCCAACTCTAAATATATTATCATGTAAAGGTATATTGTTCTTTACATGATAATTAAAATTTACTACAGTATCTTGTTGATATTGCCAAAAGCTTTTCATTATTTGTCTTTCATTTTAGCCATTAGATCTGCTAGTTGTGCTAATTTTGCTTTATCTGCTGCAGATATATTTGCTTTCTTTAGATCATCTAATATCTTATTAGCAGACTGAGCATAGTTTGATGTTGATTCTGTGGTAGTATCTTTAATGCCTTCCATCACATCAGCATAAAATATGCGACTAAATTCACCCCTTTTTATATAACTTATAAAGCCGTTTGAATCGCTTGTTGAGTTAAATTTAACAAAAAACCCTTTATCTGAGCTACCATCAAATTTGCCATTATACCGATCTACACCTTTTTCTATAAAATCTATGGCTTTTTTACTTGGCTGTTTGCCGTCATAATTAGAACCGTCGTTGACATGCACGCGCACGGCCTCTGATATAGTTTCTTCATCAACTTGCTTTGCTTCTTTTGTTGTCTTGTTACGAATTTTACTAAGAGCTTGATTTTGACCAGCGTAACGCTTATAACTTTTCTGCCTTAAAGCGGCCGCTTCATCATCATCGCCCATATCACGTGCTCTGCCAGCTTCTATGCCCTTTGATAACGCATCCTTACCAGCTTTACTGGCATAACGCAGGAGTGTTCCGGTTTTTAACTCGTCAACTTGGTCTGCTTCTTTTTCTGCACCTTTTTTTGATTCTCGCTTTGCAGCAAGGTATGCAGCAATCGCCATTGTTCGACGCTCGTCTTCGTCAGCATCAGCAAACTGTGGTGCATCTGAATCTTGAAAGTCTTTTATCCAAGCACCCATGCCATCTGATACTGATAGTTTTTCACTAACCTTTATTTTTTTCATATTAGTTTTTTCCTGAATTGGTTCGTCTTTATTCATCATGTATGAATGGGCTGATTGCAAATAGTCAGCAGCTTTAGTGATTTTGTTTTGAACCCATTCAGGTAAATTTTGTTCGTCAGAAAACATTTTAATCATATGACTAGCATCAGCAACTATACCTCGAAGCTGAGTTTTTGCCATAGCCCCTTCATTATCATATTCACCTTTATCGGCTGGATTAATATCTTCCGGAACACAATTGGGAACGGTTTTGCCATTTTTTTTCTTAAGACCAATTTGCTTATAGTTATCCCAACATGGATCGCTATCTTCCAAAAGGGGGTTTTTAGATGTAATTAAGTCTATAATTAGTTTTGTCATTATTCAACCAACTTAATGTCGTATAGCCACTTGCGATATTTTTTATTATCAGAAGTTTCTACTATTACGTAATTAGCGCCTAACATTGAAATTGTTGCAATTTCTTCTGATTCTTTTATAACTACTACATCGCCAACGGCAAATAAAGAACCTTGCACGTAAGCTTCTCGTTCTTCTGAAATTGGTTCGAATTGTACATGAGTATGATAATCAGAAGCTTCTTTAATACCCATACCCTTTCTAATATCATCAAACAGTTCTTTACCACCTTTAAAGGAATTAGGCAATCCTTTTGAAAAAGATGCAAAGTCATTACGACTAGCTGCGGCTCTCATCTTCGAAGCTGACATACCTTCAACGCCTTCAGCATCTGGATCTCTTTCACCAGCAGATACTATATTAATACCATCTTCAAAATTATAAAACCCATGTCTAAGTCTTTGCCCATTATACTTATTTGTTAAAGCAGCAAATTCATTTACACGATCAGACCCTACTACCATGGTTACTTTGGTAAATCCTTGATCGTATAGGTGTGTTAAAACTTCTAAAGCAGTCCTTATATTTTTATCCAATATAATATTGCGCCCATGCTTAGGAAACATTTTACGCATTACTTTAATTTTGGTAGTATAATCTAGCGGATTTTTTTGTGGGTCGGTTGATTGTGCAGCGTATATATGATAATTATTGCCTTTTGCAATTGCGGCAACTTTTGTTAATAGCTTTTCATGACCGATGGTAGGAGGATTAAAACGCCCAAAGGTAAATACTATTTCTTTAGTTTCTTCGACTAAATATTCTGAGAAAGATTTCATACTGTTCATTTTTCAGCAGACACCTTTTTGGTTTCTTTCGAAAGTTTTACAACATCGTCTTCTTCTAGATCGACGCTTTCGTCAGTTCCATCAGCATCAGCTCTCTTGCGCTTCATTGCGGCAAGAGCTAATAGCTCATCTCCGGATCCAGTATAATCTACCGTCATATAGTCTTTAAAAGAGTACATTTATATTTCCCATTTAGCCACGAGATGGAGAATCCCAGCCCTTTATAATATTCGGGTCGAAGTTATTAGTAGAGAATTCAAGACGATCTACTAGTTTAACAGCTCCACCACCAATGCGGTCTATAGCAACAAAGCCTTCATGGCCGGTTACTCTAAACCCCGTTTTAGTTTTTACAAAAGTATTAATTTTATTAAGTTTGTCTAGCTTATTTATAATAATTAATTTTGCACGAGCTATGGCTTGTTGTAAATCAAATACTAATTTTAAATTTGCCTTATTTGTGGAATTAAAGAAACTAAGTATTTCATCTCTCTTATCATATTGCGCTTGTTTACCAGTGTCTGTACTTCTCTTATCAGCTTCTTTTTGAAATTTATCGTTGACAAACTGAATAAGACCATCAACATGCTTTGCGGTATTACTTATTGCAGTCTTATTTCTTAAAAAGCTATTGTTATAAGTTTCAATCATACCAGCAAATTCTTGATTTTCTTCTATTTCTTTTAGAGTAGAACCTGCTATCTTTTGAAATATTTTTCCAGCAATGGATAATGCTTCTTGAACTTCAGCAGTATCTGCTTTAGTAAGTGTTGCTTTACCAGACATATCTCTAAGTTCAGCATCTTGTGCCCAGATAGTAGATACCTTATTAAATTTAGATACATCAACGCCGTACGATGCAGTCATTGTCTCGAACGTTCCGCCAGAATAAGCGGTGTGAAAAACGATACCGATTTTAGCTTTTTTAATAATAGCAGCTTGATCTGAATCTGCTGGAAACGCATAAAGAATTGTATTAGGATGGAAGGTAATATATTTAGTGCCATCAATCGTTTCAGTTTTAATATCTGGAGAAGTAAACATAATATCACCTTGCACAACTCCGGTAATACCAAGCTTGCTCATTTCAGTAAAAGCAATTTTTAATTTTTTAGATAAATCGCCAGAAGTATCAGCATCAATATCAGCATGGCTTTTATATACTTTAGGGTCCTTATTAAAGATACCTTTTTTAGCTACAAAGAATTTTCCATCAGTTGGATCTATGCCAGCAAATACTGCTGGTGCTCCATCCCACTTAACGGTAACATCAGTAGATGAAGTGGCAGAACCTGCTAACATATCTTTTAAAGATCTTAATGCAAGTATTGCTTGCCGAGCTCCTTTAACTCCACCGTAGATTACTAAATCTTCGATGTGAGTCATATGTGTGTTTTTTCCAGTTGCTTCTGCTAATAAAAACTTGCTAAATGATATCATTAATATTTTCCTATTTAGCAGTAAAATCGCACATCATGCGTGTAGGGAATCCATCTTTACCTTGAGTATCTCGAATATTAATCTTAAACTTATAAGAAGCTGATTCAAATTCAACGTCTACTCGCTTACCACGGCCAGTTTTTCCACCATAATATACAATAACTTTTCCAATTGGCTTTGCTGCTTTAACCATCGCAGCTTTATCCATTTGTTTAGACACTATGTTGTTAGTCATTTTATGAATAATATGATAACCATATCCTATGCCTGACTGCAATAAAGCAGTCATTTTTGCTGCGTCAAATTCGGCGTTACGATCAATATCTGCTTTTTTATGTTTTCCATTAAAGACATTAGCAAATTTAACTGGATCAATACCAAAAATCTTTAATAAATTAAGACCCTTTTCATTTTCAATTTTTCCAGCTTTAATTTCTTGAGTTGTTAATATCGTTTTGACGCCAACGTTAAAAAATGTCGTCGTTGATCCAAGCTTAAGACTTAAATAAATTTCTTGTGAATCGGTAACTAGAGTAATATCCGTGACTGATTCGCCGATATCAAATCCAGAACCTTTCGTATTGGCCAATACAATTTTATTAGAAGAAAACTGTAATGGCCTTTTAGTATTTTCTCCACCAACAACATTTACTTTTAACGATTTAGATTTTTTTAGTTTATAAATTTTATCTAGGTCATTAATTGCAGCTGCAATATTGGCGTCTGCTATTGCTTCTCCATCCCACCATGCTACAATCGCATCAGCAAACATAGGCTCAAATAAATTTCCACGATTGGCAACGCCACGATTACCAGATGAACCATTACCATATTTTATTTTTACTTTATCTAATTTTGCACCACTAATTATGGCTGATAATTCTATTTCTGTTTGTAGT